TACAGACCTTATGGTACTGAGTTGGCTTTGTGTCAGAGGTATTTTTGTTTAATTCCTACTGCCGCAGGGGGGGCAATTATTGGCCCTTGGGGTAGTTGCTATAACACAAGTGCTGGTCGAGTTTGGTACAAAATGCCTGTAACAATGAGGGCAGTACCAACAGCCACATATACATCAAATGGTTTTAGTTTAATGAACATAAATGATACTGGAACAGGAACTATTTCTAATCAATATTTCAGCACAGAAATGATTACTTTTGACGGGACAAGTTTGTCAAATACTGTTTCTATTGGCGTACCTTTGTCATATCGTTCTGGCGGCTCAATTTCTGCGGAGTTATGAAATGTATAAGCAATGTAAAAACACCATTACAAATGAAATTAGAACTGATTTAATTCAACGAATATCAGACAACGCTTTCATACCCTTTGACACCGATAATTCAGACTATCAAGCCTATTTAAAGTGGCTGGAAGAAGGCAACACGCCTTTGCCTGCTGATCAACAAGGAAGCTAACATGGAAAAACTGCAAATCTCAACTCAACTTTTGAACCAACTCATGGCTTACTTGGGCACACGTCCGTATCAGGAAGTGTTTCAGTTGATTGAAGCTATTCAGAACGAGGCTAAGAACCAGCCTGAACCAGAAAAGCATGATGCTTGAAGATACAGACACACGCATAGCTGTCCATGAGGCGATTTGCGCTGAAAGATATAAGCGCATAGAAGAGTCTCTGGCGAATGGCGAAAAGCGCATGACGAAGATAGAGTATTTGCTCTATGGGGTGATAACGTGCATTTTGCTGGGCCCCGGCGTCGCGGCAGAGGTCATAAAGAAACTCTTCGGGGTGTGACATTGAGCCAACCCTCATCTTTGGTGCCTGCAAACTTGCCTACGAAGGAATTAAGTCGGCCGTTGAGGCGTACCAAGACATCAAGAAGACTGGCGGTGAGGTTGCAGGTATTGCTGGTGAGGTCGGTGGGCTACTCTCGAAATTCTTTCATGGTCAAGACCAACTAGAAGAAGACTACAAGAAGAAGCAGGAAGAGACTAAAGAGTTAGCCAAGCAGGGCAAGGTTAAGAATGTAACCATGCAGGCCATAGACAACGTAATGCATTTACGCCAAGTAAAGCAGTACTACAAAGATCTAGAGCACATGGTTCGCTATGAGTTGGGGATGCCTGACTTATGGGTTGAAATAAAAGAAGAACGAGACAGACTCATTAATGAAGCACGAGAAGTTGAACTGCTACATAAACAAGCCACGGAACAGGTTGAGTTGAAACGGCAAGAAAAGATAAAAAGAATAAAAGAAAAAGTACATATTTACATAGCAAGCCTAATTGCAATCGTTTATGTGTACGTATCTGTCTGGTGTTTGAACTGGTTAGTGGAGTATGACAGGGAATGGCGATGGGGATACTGATATGGGAAATTGCTGTTATGGTGGTTGTGACCATACTCATCGCTGTGGTGGTGGTTGGCGCGTCTTGGTTTGTGCGAGAGCATGACAAGAGGGCTGAGTACTATAAAAAACAAGCTGAAATTTGTTGGAGAGAAAAATGAATGACTTATTTAACTTACTCAAAGGTATCGCGCCCACGTTGGCAACTGCTGTTGCTGGTCCTCTGGGTGGGATGGCGGTGTCCGCTCTGGCTACTAAATTTGGCGTTGCCGATTCTGTCGAGTCCGTTGCAAAAGCGATTGTTGGTGATCCGCAGGCGGCTCAAAAGATTGCCGAAATAGAGTTAGAGTACGCCAAGCTGGATGCCGCCGACAGAGATTCTGCACGTAAGAATGAACAGGCTTTAGCTACGAGCGAGCACACACCCCTACTCAATAAGTCCGTAACGCCTATTTTGGCTATTGTGGTGGTGATCGCATGGGGGCTCATTCAGTATCACTTATTGACTCATGTCGTGCCTAATGAGATGCGTGAGATCATTATTCGAGTGTTAGGCACATTAGACGGTGCATTGGTTATGGTTTTGTCTTACTACTTTGGCGCAAGCCATAAACACTAATATGATTTACATAGCCGTATTGTTTATGTGTTTAAACAATGGTTGCCATGTAATATCTTCTGAGACAATTTACAAAAATAAAGAAGTTTGCAAAACGATAATTGACCAAGAAGAAAAAAGACACAAAAACAAGTTTGATGTTTTTGAAGCCCGTTGCATCGGAATAAAAAATGAACTTATCTGAGCACTTCACCCTAGAAGAAGCCACGTATAGCGAGACTGCTATACGCATGGGTATAAACAACCAGCCCGATGAGCCTCAATTGGCGAACATGAAGACAGCGGCTGAACACTTGGAGAAAGTTCGTGATGTCACTGGACCTATTCGTGTTAACTCTTGGTTGCGTCTCCCTGATGTCAACGTGGCTGTGGGTGGTTCCAAAGTCTCCTCTCACATGGACGGCTGGGCTATTGATTGCTCTAGTTCTGCTCATAGCCCGTATGAGCTATGTCAACTTGTACTGAAAGCTAACATAAAGTTTGATCAGATGATCCATGAGTACGGACGCTGGATGCACATAAGTTTTGCCCCTGAAATGCGGCAACAAGAGCTCACCATTTTCAAGCCTGAAGGTAAGTATAAGGTTGGAATTTTGACTGAGGCGGAGTATCATACAAGGTAATTTAGGCTAAAGAAAGCACACATGGCGACTATTACTCCAGCCACAATTACACCGTCATGGGTGATGACGTATGACTCACTGACGAGCACGGTACTTCAGTACCTTGAGCGTCAGGATGCCGCAGTTGTCGCCGCTATCCCAACATTCATTACCCTTTGCGAATTTGAAATCGCTCAGGAAATTAAAACTTTGGGTCAGCTTCAGGTGGCGACGTCTAATATGACCGCAAGTAATCCAGTGTTGGCTAAACCTGCACGGTGGAGAAAAACCGTATCTATGACGGTAAACACTGGGTCAGCAACTCAACCAGTCTTATTGCGCAAGTTTGAGTACCTGATGAACTACTGGCCAAACTCGTCATTGACTGGTACACCCTTGTATTACTCAGACACCGACTATCAGCACTGGTACTTTGCTCCTACGCCAGATCAGGCGTACAGCTTTGAGGTTCTGTACTATGAGCGTATTCCGCCCCTCAGCTCAACCAACCAGACCAACTGGCTTACCCAGTACGCTCCAAATGCGATGCTGTACGGAACACTGTTGCAGGCGATGCCGTTCCTAAAAAACGATGCGCGTGCAATATTTCAGCAAAAATATACCGAAGCAATTACCGCACTGAAGACGGAAGACGTCGCTCGTGTTGGTGATCGTCAGGCAATAGCAGTGGACTCCTAATCATGGCAACATACGTAGACCCATACACAGGCGTAACCATCAACCCTTCTCAAGTTGGGTATGAAGCTCTAACCATCAGTACAGACACTACCCTACAGTGGCCAATCAATGGCAACACTGGAAGCGTTGTTGCCAATCAGATTGACGTCACGGCTACTGTTGGTAGTCTCAAGCTGTTCTTGCCTCCAGCGACCCAAGTATCAACTGGCGCTAGTATCATCATCCGTAACAGCGGATCCAACTCGTTTACAGTAACTAATACAAGCGGTGGCACGATTGTCACGATTGCTTCTGGCGTCGTTCAGTACATCTATTTGACTGACAACAGCACCCAAAACGGTACTTGGGCTACCCTGACCTTTGGCGCAGGCACATCATCTGCCAACGCTTCTGCCCTTGCTGGATACGGTTTAACAGCTATTAGCTCTACGTTAAACCAAGCCTATCCAATTACTAACGTCTACTCTAACTACACGTTTGTAGCGGCTGATAGGTCAGGATTTTTTGTGTGGCAGAGCGGTGCAGGTAACTTTACTTTGCCATCTGCGGCTACTTTGGGGAATAACTGGTTCGTGATGATTCGTAACAACGGTACAGGTATCCTGACCGTTTACCCATCTGGATCAGACACTATCGACAACAACTCACAAGCTCAGCTCCAACTGTCTGAGTCTTTTGTCATTGTTTCTAACGGTTCTAACGGATACAACACATACGGTTATGGTCAATCCGCCAACTTTGTGTTTACCCAGTTAAATAAAGTAGTTACTGGCGGTACGGTGACCCTGAGCGTGGTTGAAGCCTCTAGCTTGATCCAAGAGTACACAGGTGTTTTGACTTCAAACTGTATTGTGATTTTGCCTTCTACTGTTCAGTTGTATTCGATCCAAAACAAGACAACTGGCTCATACACGCTGACGTTTAAGACGTCTTCTGTAGGGGCTACAACGTTGACCGTTGCTCAAGGGCAGGCGGTTATTGCGGTGTGCGATGGAACAAACGTCTACAACTCCAATACGTCTAACTTATCTGGTAACACTATTACGTTATCGGCTGGTAGTGCTGGATCGCCATCATTGAACTTTGTGGGCAACCTTACAACGGGTATGTATCTGCCAACGTCTAATCAAATTGGATTAACGGTAAATGGAAGTAACGCAGTGACGATTTCAGCGACTGGAATGTTGGTGCCAGTTGGTATTTCAGGTGGGACGTTCTAATGACAGCGAAAGTTGTTGCCCTCCAAATCAAGCCGGGCATCCAGCGCGATGGCACCGTATTCAACGCCCCCACCTATGTGGACGGCCAATGGGTACGCTTCCAGAACGGCCTCCCCCGAAAGATCGGTGGTTACCGTGGCATCTTCTTGAACGCCACAGGCATCTCTCGTGGCATGACCATGAGCTCCACCAATGGCCTGAACTACGTCATCTCTGGTTACAACAACGGACTACAACAATGGTCTACTGATAACGATGATGGTATTGGATCAGGCCCAGTAGATTTCACAATTGCAGGTGGTGTAACAGTAGTCACACTTACTGCTGGTGGAACTCTTTACACGAATGGAACTTACACAACAGTTACTTTAACTGGCGGTACAGGCTCAGGCGCAAAGGCAACGATTGTTGTGTCTGGAAATACAGTGACTAGCGTTACGATCACCACAGCGGGTACGGGATATTTAATTGGCGATGTATTAAGCGCCTCTTCGGCGTCGATTGGTGGAACAGGGTCTGGACTTTTAATCACTGTTAACGCTAACAGTTACTTTGCTTCAAGCGAAGATAACTTGTGGCAGTTTGATATTGGATATGACTCGACGGGTGGTGGGGTTAATAATTTGATAGCGCACCCGGGGCAAAACCTCAACGACATCTCCTCGACCACCAATACACGTCCTTTAGTTGGTCAATTCCCCAACACAACTGTGACGCCTGTAGGCGTATTCACTGCCGTTGCGACACTTAACTCCACAACCACCGTGACATTTGCTACCACCAACGTAGCAATCGGCGCAGGCTTATCGGTTACAGGTACAGGCATTCCTGCTGGCACAACTGTTAAATCAGCATCTAGCGTATCTGGAACATGGACGGCAATATTGAGCCAAGCGGCCACAATTACTGGTTCATCTACATTGACATTTGATGCCAATATTTCTGTGTCTGGTGGAGTAGTGATGCTTCACCCATACCTGTTCGTGTATGGCAACTATGGATTGATCCAGAACTCGTCCGCAGGCAACTTTAACGACTGGGTATCTGCTGACGCTAACTCTAACAACGTATCAACTGGTAAGGTAATCAAAGGTCTTCCTTTGCGTGGTGGTACAACGTCGCCTGCTGGATTGTTCTGGACTACGGATTCCGTGGTACGGGTTACTTATGCTCCATATACAGTGAATAACATTAACTTCTATTGGAAGTATGACTTAATCACAAGCCAAAGCTCAATCATGTCTAGCCAGTGCGTCGTTGAGTACGATGGCATTTTTTATTGGGTGGGTACAGATCGCTTCCTGATGTACAACGGCGTGGTCCAAGAAGCTCCAAATACACAGAACATGAACTGGTTTTTTGATAACTTGAACTTTGTACAGCGCCAAAAAGTGTGGGTAACAAAGGTGCCACGCTGGGGCGAGATTTGGTTTTTCTACCCACGTGGGGATGCGACTGAATGCAATGACGCGATCATTTACAACGTGCGGGAAAAGACGTGGTATGACGCTGGCCAGTCCCCCGGGGCCTATCGCTCGGCAGGCGTTTTCTCCGAAGTCTTCCCACACCCCATTTGGGCTGGCAACGAAGAGAACTCTATTGGCACCTACACCTTGTGGCAACACGAGACTGGCACCAACTCGATTTACTTGAACTTTGTGGATGCGATTGACTCGTACTTTGAGACGCCTGCACTGGGTACGTATGCGGGGTTGGTGGGCTCGACAGCACAGCCGGGCGACAACCAGTGGACTCGTTGTGAACGCGTCGAACCTGACTTCGTTCAGTCTGAAGAGATGTACCTCATCGTCACAGGTAAGGGCTACGCTGATGATGTAGATCAGCCTTCAGATCCGTACTACTTTAATCCTGATACGTTGAAGGTAGACATGCGTGAGCAACGCCGTGAGATGCGTTTGCGTTTTGGATCCAACATCTACAACGGAAACTATTTCATGGGTAAAACGCTTTTGAGCCTCGATACAGGCGATGTTCGTGGAACAGGCAATCCATAATGATTACCTACGACCCACGCGGCATGGAATGGCCACAATACTGCAAGTTGATGGCGGAACTGTTTTCGTCCAACGACATTGGTACTGTGCCAGAAGAAAAATGGAGAGAGTGGGTAGACGGTATCAACGGTATTGGCTATTTTGCTCAATCAGCAATACCTGATCAAAGACTGTATGAGTCTTGGCAGGATTGGGCTGAACAGATGGTTGGAATAATGAATTTGGAAACACCATGACACCATCAGAAATTATTGCGGCAGACGCACAACAGCATGGCATAGAACCAGCAAGAGTTCTAAGCTATGTGTCGTCTGTACTTGAAGGCAAAAAAGGCACGATTGTCACTGCTGGTAATAGTGTTTTGTTGATTGTCAACATCGGCAACAACAACGCTGAATTGCATCTGTACACCGTAGACTCGCCTGCGGAGTTGATGCGTATCGTTCCAATGTTTATCGATAGCATTCGCCAGACGCCTATCAAGGCTGTATATGGCAAGGCTGATAACGATGGCATCATTAAATTGCTTACTCGACTTGGCGTCCAAGTTGAGCAATCAGACCGTCCAGAATACAACTGGATGGCAAGAGTATGAGGTGCTTTTAAATGGGAGCCGTCTCTTCCGTAACTAACGTAATTGAAAAAGCCGTTGACCAAGTTTCTACGGTTATTGACAATACGGCAAAGAGTATTGAGAAAGATCCTGTTGGCGCTATAGCCAAGATCACTACGGCTATTGTTGCGCCTGCATATCTGCCTGCGGTTGTTGTTGCTGATGCGGTAGGACAGGGTGCTCCACTTGATAAAGCTCTTGTTCAAGGCGCTAAATCATATGTTGCTGGTCAAATTGCTAATGCTGTAAGCCAAGAATTAAATGCGCCAGTAGGAAGCGTCAATGGCCCAGACAACATTGACGTTGGTGGTGGTTTTAATCCTGCTACACCAGCAGGTACTGGAGATGCAATTACTGCTTCTGCCGCTACTGCTCCATTATCAACAACAAAAGTAAACGCAACTTCTCAGGCTCCAGACAATATTGATATTGGTGGTGGGTCTAACTTTGCTAATAGTGCAGGTGCTGGTGATGCCGCAACAGCGGCGGCCGCGGCTCCTTTGACGTCTAGAGCAATTGCAGGTGCGGCAGGATCTACAGCTTCAAACATAGTAATGGGACAAGACCCAGTTACGGCTTTAGTAAATGGTGGCATACAAGCGGGTGTGGCGACGATTGCTCCGCAGATCCCCGGCTACGATCAGCTCTCACCTGCACAGCAAAAAGCAGTCAATATTGTTGTTGCTTCCGTTTTATCAAAAGGTGACCCATCTCAAGCATTGGTAAATGCGGCTATTAACGCTGGTATCAATGAGGCTCGTGCGCAATTTAAAGCGCCACAAGCTATGCAAGAAAACATATCAACCCCAACGCCTGCACCATTAAGCAATACGCCTGCGGCGTCTATGGGTTCAATTGGAGCAATACCTACTGCACCAGAGCCGATGAGTAGTACCTCATCGACGGCATCAGAAGCCCCAACTGTTGCATCTCCTTTATCGTCAGTAGAAGTAACTCCTAAAACTGAAACGATAGCCCCCTTATCTCAAGATGTAGCTCCCGTAACTGATAAAACTACAGCAGACATAACTACACCAGTAGTAGAAGAAGCCGCTCCTGTGGCAGAAAAACCTGCAACAGAAATTATTCCTCCTTTGTCTACAACAGACTACACAGTTAAACCTGATTACAGTTTGACGCCTACGGCACCTGCTTCTCCATTGGGATTAACTGCGACGCCTGATACATCTGAAACCATTGCCCCTGATGGTACGGTTAACTATGAGCTAACACCTACGGCACCTCTTGGTGTTGATACAACAACTGGAACAGGTTTACAGCCATCAGAGACGCCAAACATTAACTACATGAATGGCGCTCAAGGATTAACTGCGCCTGTTCAGGGTGGGACGGCCAGTGCATTGGGAGTAACTCCTGACAATGCATCGCCTAATTTGGGTGATCCTAAGTCGATCATCAACAACCCAAGCGTACTGGGTACGCCCGTCGCGCAAACAGATACATCTCCAATAGATACTTCTATTAAGCTTCCAAACATTAACTTGCCAACTTCAAGTGCTGTTAAGAAAGCAATAGCGGCTAGTGCATTTTCTAATGCGGCTGGATCTATTCCTACTGGAGCTAATGCCCCTGCACCATCTACACTTAGCCAACAGGTATTAGATTCAAGCCCTCAGTATCTTGGATACACGTTAAAAGACCAAGCTTTAACGCCTGAAGGGTTAAAAAAATTGCATCAACTTTATGGATCTTTGGATCCCGCTTTAGCAAAAGAGTTTGCAATTCGTGGAATTGTTCCACCAACTGATGTGGCATCTAATAATCCGTTTAATCTTGAAGATTATCAAACTAAACTTTATGCCGAAGGAGGCGAAGTCATGCCCTCATTTAGTACAGGAGGAACAAACAGCCCAACCAGTGGATTGTTTGATTCTTCCGTATTTAATCCTGTTATAAAACCTGTTTCACCTAATATGTTGCCGCCTGCGCCAGTTTCGGCTACACCATTAGCTTCTAGGCTTGGTGTTTTGAAATACTTGTACAACGGCTTAGGCGGCAAGAGCACAGGACTATCTGGCCTTGCTTCTGGTGGCCTTCCCACCCAGTACGCTCAGGCCGCACCTAAAGGCCACAAGCCTGAGTTCATTACAGGATTGACTGGCTATTACGCCCAAGGTAAGGGCACGGGACAATCTGACGACATTCCAGCCATGCTCCACGACGGTGACTATGTAGCTGACGCTGACCTAGTTGCGGCTCTTGGAGACGGTTCTAGCAAGGCTGGCGCTGAGGCGCTAGAGAAGTTCCGCCGCCAAATCCCTCATCGTGAATCAGAGGGTGGCCAACCAGTGCCTGCCAAGATTGCTGACGGCGAGTATGTATTCCCTGCAAGCTTTGTAACTGCTATCGGTAAGGGCGACAACAAAGCAGGCGCTAAATTGTTAGATTCGATGCGAGAAGCTATAAGAGCCCACAAAAGATCGGCACCCACGAGTAAAATTCCACCAAAGGCAAAATCCCCTCTTGACTATCTCAAGATGGCGAAAGGTTAAACATGGCAAACCTACTAGAAAGTTCACAAAATCAAACGACGGTTGCACCAGATTTTTATAACAATTATCTGAGCAACTTAGCTGGTGCAGGCACTACAGCGGCTACTGGCGCGCAGTATGTTGGTGCTCAGCCCTTGCAAGAGCAGGCTTTTCAAGACGTAGCTGGCAAGGCTTCTGCCTATCAGCCTACGCTACAGCAAGCTGGAAATACTTTAGGTGCCGCTGGTGATGTAACTTCACCACTAAGTGCCGCAACGCCTTACCTACAGACTGCTGGCAAGAGCCCTGCTGAGCTAGCCCAGTCTTACATGAGCCCATACATCACATCTGTTGTGAATGCTTTGGGTGATACAGGCCAGCGCAACATCATGCAGAACTTGGCTCCTAATGCAACTGCTGGTGCTGTTGGTAGTGGCCAATTTGGCTCTAAGCGTGGTGCTGAGGTTCTTGGACAGACCATCTCTAATGCTGACCGTGATATCTTAAATCAACAGTATCAAGCATTGAATACTGGCTATGGCCAAGCATTACAAGCTGGTACCGCTCAAAATCAATTGCAAGGTCAATTAGGTAGCACAGCAGGTCAACTAGCCTCTTCTGGCCAGCAAAACCTTACTCAGTTAGGTAACGCACAGAGTAACTTAGCTGGACAGAACCAATCACTTGGATTGGCTGATATCAATGCGTTGTCTACCTTGGGTGGCCAACAGCAGACTATTGCTCAAAACAAAGAACTGTTTCCATTGACCAACTTGTCTACATTGTCTGGCTTGTTGCGTGGCTATAGCGTTCCAACGACTACAAAGACTACTGCATCTGCATCTCCACTATCTGTTATCGGTGGTGCTATCACTGGTACTGCTGGATTGTTCACTAAAGATCCAAAAACTGGTTTAACGCCTTACGATAGCTTAGTGACAGGATTGAGTGGAGCATACAACAAGATGACTGGTACTACGGCACCAGTTACAAACCCGTCTACTGGTTTACCAAGTGGAACTGGTTATGGTAACGAAAATTTACCAACAGGATCAATTACAACTGATTCAAATGGTAATAGTTTTATAACCAACGCAGATGGAACATCAAGCTTGTATCGCACCGATACAGAAAATAACTATACAAATTCCCAAGGCAATACTTTTCAGCCAGATGGAACTTCAATAACTCCATAAAGGAATAAATCATGGCATATCCAGACACTGGAAAAGAGTTAATGAACGTAACGCTGTCTGATCCAGCGAAGCTTGGCCATCTTACTTATCCAAGTAAAGGTGAAGAAGATCCTTTGGTAAACATAAACAAAGGAATTGAAAAAAATATTGGAGATTTGGAAGCGCGATATGCAACTCCAAATTGGTTTAAAGTTTCTGCTGGATTTTTAAAACCACAATTAGGTGGTTTTGGAGCATCCCTTGGTTCTGCTTTTGATGCTATGGGCGAAAACGTTGAGCAACAAAAAGCTCTACAAATTCCTTTGTTTAAGATGAGAACCGAATTGGCTACCAATGCGGCTCTTCTTAACAGAGGTAGAGATGTCCAATCAGAAATTTCTGCATGGTATGCAGATCCAAAAAATAAAAACAAATTACCACCTGCTGGATTAGTGCAAGATTGGAGAGCTAGAGGTGGTACAGATTTGGCTGGCAATAAATCTATTTCAACACAAATAGAAAACCAGCAAAAACAACAAGAATTGGCGGGTCAACAAAATCAACAAGTACTTCAGAGAATAGAAAATCAACGCTCTATTGCAAAAGAAAGATTTAATCGTGGACAAATTACTCCCGATCAATACGATTCAATATTGAATAAATTAGATTCTGAATCTGCTAATTTAAACACCTTAGTAAGCGGTAGCTCCAATTACAACTGGACTCCTAACAATGGCGGAGGCGGCGGTGGTTCTGGCGCAGGCGTTGGAACAAGTGCTGGTACAAGCTCAAGTTCTGTGACAAACAGTAAACCAACTGCTAGCAGTTCAAATGTTGTATCGCCAAACCAAAGCCCAATGGCCAATCGTTTAGCAAATACTCCAACTCCAACGCAACAAAGTAGTTATTCACCAATAGTTGTATTGCCTGTTCCTTCTGGTCAACCAGAAGCTGTTTATAACAACATCGTAAAAGCAAGAACAGAAGAAGCAAAAAGATTTGAAGATAAAACTGATACTTTAGTTAGTAATTATGAAATAGCAAACAGACCAGACTATTTTAACAATTACAAGTCTGCTATGGCATCAATTCAAAACATACATGACACAGACAAAGAAGCATATGTGGCTATCCATAATTTACTTCGTAAATCTAGTCCGCTTGCCGCGGCCGCGCAAAAAGGAATTGCGCTTAACTTTGGTAATTTAGGCGCAAACATTAGCATTCCCGTGACGGATTATCAACGTGCAAAATTGCCAGAGAAATATTGGGGAACGGCAGACAGACTAATTAGTAACTATGCAACTCTTGCTAATGCACACATGAAAATGGACAACATAGACAAGATAGATCCTAGCAGGGCTGATGATTTAAGCTTGGTAAATAAATATGCTCATCTGCAAAAGACTCCAGATGAGGCTTATTACCATGTCAATGACAATCATGCAGACTTTGAGATGCGCGCAGAAATAGCAAAGGTTCTTCCATCTCTTGTTGCAAAGATCAACAAGGAACATCCAAATGAGCTTGCGCCCTTAACTGCGGCTTACAGATCTCAAGAAGTAAAAGATATTCAACAAAAATATGCTTCTATTCGTGAAATGGAAAGAAAGATGCATGCTGAAGGTCAAAGAAGATCAAGAGAATATAGACAACAACAAAGAGGTGGATAAAAATGACTACAGAAACAGTAGAAGAAGCTTATGCACGTTTGCATGGTGGTCATGCGCCGCCTGCAAATACTGAACAAACCACGGTTGCTTCACCAGCTCAAGTTGCATCAACTGATCAAACCGCTCCTATTTCTGATGAAGAGCAAAGAAAAGCAGATATAGAAAGATTTAACAAAGGTGTTTCTAACTATGGAACTTTGAATTACCTTGGTTCATTAGACGCTGAAGAAAACAACAATTTTTTAAATAGGTTAACTACCAAGGCTACTGACAATGCTTTAGGGATGGTAGGCGGCGCTTATGCTGGAGAAAAATTCCGTAAACATGTAATTCCAGAATCGCACAAATATGATCCAAGCATTACGCAAATAGAAAATAAAGAACTTCCTAAAGGTTTAACCAATTTGGGTCAACTTCACGAGCAAACCATGAACGACATGGAATCTCGTAATGATTTGCGCAATCAACATTTAGAGCAAGCCGCAGATCTAGAAAGAGAAGCTCGTATAAAAGAAATGTACTTGCAACAAACAGATAAAGAATTGGCTGATGCTAGAGAACGTTATTTAAAGTCTCACAGCCTTGAGCCTGAACATTTTATGACGCCACAACCTAATTCTACGCAATCGGCGCCTACACCTGTACAAAATTCTCAATTAGTAAAAACACCTTTGGGCGGCAGTGCCACGGCTGAATATGCTCAAAAGTTTGGTGCTACACCTGAAGAAGCGCAACGTGTTGCAAGTATGTCGCAAATGCAAAAACAAAACATTCCTGCTCAAACACAGGCGCTTGAACGTATTCAAGCAATTAGTCCAAATGTGGCTATGACTAAAGAGTCTCCATTACTTTTGACTCCTGAAGCACAAAAATTCGTGGAAGAACGAAAATTGGCTCAAATGGAAGAGCAAGCAAAAGTTCAGGCTCTTGAAGAACAAAGAAAAGCAGAACATGCCGCCGCGGTAAAAAAAGTTGCCAAAGAAAGATTTGAGGCAGAACAACGCTTAAAACATCTTGAAGAACAACGTAAACACCATGCCAAAGAACATGAAAAAGCAACGCAAAAACATGAAGAGCACATGCGTAGGACGCCTCAGCCTGCAATGCCAACCAAAGAACAAACTGAATCACTTCATGCGCAAGATAGTTTAGTGGATGAAATGAAAAACAAGGTTAATGAGTATTACAACAAGTACGGTTCATATGCCAAACCATTTGTAAAAATTGGTACAAAGATACTTCCTCGTTTTGTGCCTTTTTATGGTTCTGCAATGGCATTACCACAAGCCGCGGCGGCTAAAGCAGAAGCTGAAAAGGGAAACCGTTTGAAATCAACTATTTATGGAATGGGTTCTCTTGGGGCGACAGCGCAAGCTTCAGGTAATCCTTTAGCCATGGGTATTGGTGATGTTATGCAGTTGCCTGCGGCCGCACTTGGAACATACGATATTTTGTCTGGAAACGACTAAAGATCACTGGTGTGTCTCCACCCGTGAAGGCAAGCAGTTGCCTTTCTTGAACCCCCACCTTTGTTGGTGGGGGTCTTTTTAATTGCAAAAGATTAACAAAAAAACAAAGTTAAACATTAGCCAAAAAACTAAGTTATTCACTTTCCCCTGACCTCTGCCAGCTTCTCACCGACCACACGGTTAAGGCTTGTAACCACCTCTAAACAGCCTGCGCGCTCTTGTTTGGCGCCTTCCTCTGCATAGGCTTCAGCGATTAGCTTTAGATCCTCTTCAAGGAAGTTGTGGTTCTCTTCTAAATTAAGTCCACGGAAGATTTCATTGATGCGTTCTGGTGTCATTCTGATGCTCCAAATTTGTTTTTAAGAATCCAGAAGCTAAACAAATTATCAAACATTTCCCAACCACGTTTTAGGTCTTCTTCAGACCATTCGATGATCTTGACTAACCCTTCATGCGTGCGCGATACAAACACGTTTGCACAGCGCGCGTTAGGGATGCCCAAGCCATAACGGTAGGCAGAGAGTTGCATCAAGTGCTCGTCGTAGGCTTCTATTTTGTCGTCAGGTCCAAAATCTTTGGTCTTGATGTCAGCCACTAGACCGTAAGGAGCGGCTTTGTCAGGTTTGCAATACAAGTCGACCTTTCCGCCAAACCCTAGGTCACAAGAGAACGAATGCTCAACCAACCAAGGCTGGAAGGGATCTAGCTTGAAGTGATCAAACAAAGCCTCTTCCACTTTAATGCCACGAGTAGACTTTTTACCAGCAAAGTGGCTTTCAATCTCTTCATGGATACGGGTACCTGCTTCTGCGGCACGTTTTCCCGTTTCCTTGGAGTCAGCCACAACACGTGCAATGAACTCTTTTTCTGTCTCCCCTTCGACCTTTGGTAAGGTCAGCGCCGCTAGTAGCAACTGCTCGTTCTTCCACATGTCTAATGCAGGCTTTGCAGAGACTTTTAGGATGGTGGTAACCGAAGGTACCAAGTTGAACTTACGTGCGTCCCTGAGCGTTGTAGGACGGTCTGAGCCGTCCTTTGCTTTGACGGTGTACTGGGGTGAGCCATCTTGGCCATACCAATGAACCGACTCAGCGGATCGTGCAATTATTGTTGTCATACTTTATGCCTCAAAAGGGAATATCGCCGTCGTCTTCGTCAAAGCTACTGGCAGGCGCCTTAGCTATGTCGTCAATCTTTTTGGTTTTGCTGTTCAACTTCTCCCACTCAGGTGAAGACTGAATCTTCTTCTTGAGGTTGTCGCTGAACGTGTCAAACATTTCCATGTCTGGATCAGTCAGGTTAAACAGTTCGTTCTTGTTAACCGCTTCAGGTAAACCATTCTTTTTGATGATGGATGGCACTGGTGACACGCCAGCTACGTTGACATACATCTTGCCATCTTGGCCTGCGCGCTCGATGACGTTAAGCATGCACCATTGACCTAAAACATTCTTCAGATCAAACTTGCGCATTTCCTCTTGCGAGAAAGGTTTACCCCTCCATGACTGTAAATCGCCACGCAAGGTGGCCTTTTCTGACCACGACAGAGTGTAGTTTTTAAAGATGGCAAATGGTCGCCCATCACGCATTTTTATTGGCTCACCCGAATCGTTTGTGCCATGTATCTCCCAGCCCAACATAATTTTGTGCTGATACTTCACTTCACCCATATACTCTGACTTTTGCGTTCCCAAATCTACGATTCGGTAGCAACGTGCCAAATGAGCACCAGTTGGAACAATCTCAAAATTACCTTTGTCTTCTACGATAAAACTCATAATTACTCCTTAAACGGTTACATACCGCACGACGACTATAACACAGAATTAAAAGTGTTTGTCAACTGATGTAACTTTAAGTTATGCTAGAATCAAGTGAAAGGAGAAAAACAATGACCCTAGTAGAGTATTTTTCAACAGAGCCACGAGGCGCAAAGCTAGAAATGGCGGAACACCTTGGCATCACACCGACGTGGTTGTCGCTTCTTTTAAGTGGAAGCCGAAAGCCATCTGCCATGTTAAGTTTAAAAATAGAGGAAGCAACACAAAAGTTAGTTACCAGAAAAGAATTGCGCCCAGATTTATTTAATTAAAAGGAGAGACTGATGAAAAAAGTGAGACTAGACCTAATCAGGTTAGACGGAGGAACACAATTCCGCGACCAGATTAATCAAGACGTAGTTAAAGATTACGCAGAGAAGATGGGGGATGGAGCGGAGTTTCCAGCTATCTGTTGTACGTTTGATGGGACAACGTATTGGTTGTACGACGGATTCCATCGGTACTTTGCGCAACATAATCTTGGGTATACAGAAATACAGGTTCACTACCTCCCCGGCACCCTTGAGGATGCGCAGGACCTTGCCCTGAGTGCTAACAGCAAGAATGGATTACACAGGAACAACGCTACCAAGCGCAAAGTTGTAGAGACAGCCCTGTCAATGGAGCGCCACAAAAACAAATCCAATCGTGAGATAGCCAAGCTGTGTGAGGTATCGCATTCGTTTGTAGCCGCTATTCGCAATCCAGAAGCAAAAAAACAGCAATCTGCTAATGTTAAGAAGCATTTTGAGAAAAAAGCAAAAGAAGAGAGTGGAGTTAAACTCCACCCCGAAGCAAAGCCCCTAGAGGTCAACCCCAATAGACCATCTATGTTGGAGGACTTTGCGCCTTCTGAGCAAGAGATCCAAGAGTCTGAGAGCTTTATAGAGTTGCAAAATCAGTTGATGGTTGAGCTTCTTGACTCTGACGACAAACTTGCGACAGCTTACGACAAGATAAAAGTCCTGACTTTAGAAAACGAGCACCAGCGTATAACCATCAACCGCCTTATGAATACAAATAAGGAGCTTGAGAAGCTGGTTCTATCCCTTCAACGACAGGTAGACAAGGCGAAAAAATGAACACAGTCCTAGCACCGAATGAGTGTGATGATGGATTCCCAAAACCTAGACCCTTCCAACTAAGCGCACATGAACAGCTTCGTTTAGGTTTTAAGAACGGTCATAAGAATCAAATCATCATGGCGCCTACTGGCGCAGGCAAGACTTATCTTGGGTTACGCATCTGTAATGAGGCTATGCAAAAAGGCAAACGTGCCGTATTTTTGTGTGACCGCACTACATTGATAAACCAAACGTCTGAAGTGGCTGACTCCTATGGATTGACTGAGCATGGAGTTATTCAGGCTAAGCACTGGCGTAGGCATCCTGATCGACCACTACAGATAGCTTCGGTACAGACTATTGCTAAACGAGAGTACTGGCCACAGCTTGACGTTCTGGTGGTGGATGAGTGTCATACCCAGCATAAGGCTTGGGTTGACTATGCCAAGACTAGTGGCGCGGCAATTATTGGGTTGTCTGCTACTCCGTTCTCTAGTGGCTTAGGGGGTGTGTTCACCAACCTTATAAACGCCACCACAATGAACGATCTGACGCAGTCAGGGGTATTGGTGCCAATGCGGATATTTTCCTGCACAAAGCCTGATATGACAGGGGCTAAGACTATAGGTGGTGAGTGGTCAGACAAGGCGGCAGAAGAACGTGGTTTAGAGATTATTGGTGATGTTGTGCAAGAGTGGATTAGGTTTGCAGACAACCGTAAGACTATTGTGTTTGGCGCGACGATCAACCACTGTAAACAATTGGCTAGTCAATTTATTACACATGGAATTGTTGCCGCTGTTTTTACATCAGAAACAACTGTTTTAGAGCGCAAAACGCTTCTTGACGAATACCGCAAGAAAGACAGTACTTTGCGTGTGTTGATAAGTGTGGAAGCATTAGCCAAAGGTTTTGACGTTCCAGATGTAGGTTGTGTATGTGATGCACGTCCATTGCGTAAGTCGTTATCTACGGCGATTCAAATGTGGGGACGTGGCCTGCGATCTTCGCCAGAGACTGGTAAGACTGACTGTTTGCTATTAGATTTTTCAGGAAACATAGTTAGATTTGCAGAAGATTTTTCTGAAATATTTTTTAATGGATTAGAAAAGCTAGATGATGGCGAGAAATTAGATAAAAAGATACGCAAAGATGAGGACTATGAGCTCAAAGGTTGTCCAAAATGTGGGTATAAACCTTTTGTAAAGAGGTGCATGTCATGTGGATATGAGAGACAGGCAAAGCCTTTGGACAACGCCGCGGCTGGCGAGATGCAGGAAATATTTATTGGCGAAGGTAAGAATAGAAAGAAACTTGCTGATAGTGCTGAGCATTTATGGAATCAGGTTGTGACTCATGCAAGGGTGCATAGTAAAAAAGAGACACAGCAAGGGCGTGCTTATCATTTATTTAAGAAGATGACTGGTAAAGATCCTGTGTGGAAATTTACAACTGCACCATCGGTTGAGATAACAAGAAATGTAATTAACAAAATCACGCAGATGAACATGGCGTGGAAAAAAGGAGCTGGTAAATGGACTTCGTAACTTTTGCACAAAATCATGGCTTGGTGATAACGTCACTTTATGCATCTGAGCGGATAAAACGCTGTGGGACAGTTGACAAGCCAAGGTCTACAAATGGCGCATATTTTTATGATGGCCAAAAGGGTTGGGTATTTAACTGGGCGGGTGACGCTAGAGTTATTTGGTACGACGATCCCAATCAAAAGCCTTGGACTATGGAAGAAAAGTTTGCGTGGATGAAGAAGCGCCAAGAGCAATCGACTAAGCAGAATCAGACGTATGAATTGGCCGCAGAGCGCGCAGAGATCATTTTAAGAGCGTCTAAGTTGGATAACCATCCATATTTGGAGTTTAAAGGCTTTAAAGACATGAAGGGTTTTGTGCATGAAACTTCATTGATGATTCCTATGAGAAACGTTGTTACGAATAAGCTTCAAGGCCTACAAGAGATTTATTGGGATGAGCCAAACCGTAAGTATGAAAAGAAAATGCTAGCAGGCATGAGGGCCAAGAATGCTGTGCATTGGCTTGGCGATAGGGATGCCAAGGAGAAGTGGCTAGTTGAGGGATATGCTACAGGTATGTCTTTGCATCATGCATTGCGTAGTGTTGGAATGCAGGCGACGGTGGTGGTTTGTTTTTCTGCAAATAATCTTGTACAAGTCTCTGCACAAATTAAGGGTGACAGATATATTTTTGCGGACCACGACAAAAGCAAGACTGGTGAGAACTCAGCTATTGAGACAGGATTACCTTGGACGATGGCTGATGAAGAAGGGATGGATGCAAACGACTTGCACGATAAATATGGATTGATAGCAGTTGTAAAAAAAGTTATGGAGTTGCGCAAAAAAGTATTGTTACAACAACTAGAAAACACTGTATAATCCAAACCGTTGTAGTCGTGTACAACAGTTGAAAGCCGTTACTCATGCATTGGCCTCCTCTCAAGGAGGACACGACCCAGTGCAGTAGTAACGGCTTTTTGCATTTCACACGACCGTACTCCGCACGTTAGCAAGCACCTTAATCGTGGTGGCGCGGAAGGAAAGCGTACACGGTATGACGCAAGTCTAGGGTGCAATTCCCGAACAACCCGTGCGACTGGTCGAATCATCAAGTCGGGGGCAGAACTTACGTTCGCATGATGATCCTGTTTACAGGGGTGAAGCACCTTCTCCTTTCTACTCTCTCTGGGGGTAGGGGGGTCTTTGGGTGAAAGGTATTGAGGATGCCCAAGGAGGGCAAAAAGGACGAGGGCAATTGCCCCTTTTTTTAACTACATGCTGTAATTTCCTGTTATAGTGTGATCACCACGATGTTGTGGGTAAAGGAGAAATTAAATGGCTACACCAGCTTTTCCACGTCCATTCAGTTTGGATACCCGTGAGGCTTTAGACGACAGTATTGCTCACCCTGCGCATACTGGCATAACGATTCAAGATTACTTTGCGGCAAAGGCTATGCAGGCACTTATCAGTTGTCCTAATTGGCGTGAAGATGCAGGAGATGAGGTTGGAATGGATGCATCCGACTACACCGCTAAAGCGGCTTACATAATTGCAGACGCAATGATTAAAGCGAGGTCAGAAGCATGAACGAATCATTGTGGAGAAAAAGAAAAGATGTCTTTGTTAGAGAAGGCTTAGAAGAAGGTAAGGCTAGAGATCTTGCCGCACAAATGATGTTGCGTGACTTTGAGGATGGTTTAGACAACAGACGTGTGTGCTTTGAATGTAGAAACTACAAGGACAACGAATGCTCTGCTTATATGGTTGGCAGGGGAAGATTAAAAACAAAGATGACGCCTTTGCGGTTCATTTTGCAAAGATGTGATCGATTTTATTTAAGGGGACAAGCATGAGTAGATTATGGGTTGACCCGCCCGAGGGTTGGAAACACGGATTCCCTGCTATCTATGACCCTGAGACAGATGGGCAGATGAGTGAATGGATTGTTAGAAAAGGCTATCCACTTCTGACAATTAAGGAGTATGGCGAGCAATGGCACATCCGTTGTTGGCCTGCTGAAGAGCCTGAAAAATATCCCGATCAGGTCATAAATGCACAAAAACACTCTGAAGTGATAAAAAATACCCCGATCGGGACAAAAATGCGCAAAACCACACGCGAAGAAAAGATAAGCAAACCC